CACAACATGAATTTAGTTAAGAAGACCACTAAACGTGGCATCATTGATCCCAAGCTGGCCCCGGCACTGACAATTGCCGAGGGCCTCCGTAAGACTGTGGTACAGGATGGGGTTGAAGCCAACCACCATACCGAGTACTCCAGCGACGTTAAGTTTGACAACATACGCGCAACTGCGAATGTCACCAGAGTCAAAGTCGACGACTGTTTTACAGACAGCGTCGTTAAAGGTGGCATTCTCGAAGGCGTCCCCATAACCGTGACCAGCAACACAGCAGGCGCGACAGTGCACGCAATGAAGAAGAGGTGCGACTTCCTCACAGAGGAAGACCGCAACCATGAGTTCATCCAAGGACATAAGGAGCTCATGCAGAAGGTACCTGTGTACCCGAAATTCGACCTGAGCGCGGAACTCTTAACAGAGTACCTCGCCCATTGTTCGCCTGGTAAGTCAGCCAGGCTTCTAGCAGCACTCGAGTCTCACGAACTCGGTTATGACGGCGCGAGCAAGCATGTGTTCGCCAAAGCAGAGACGCTCTTGAAAGAGCACCAATCGCAGCCCCGCGTTGTATATCAAGGAACCGATATGTACAACGCTCTTACCGGGGCCGTCGTGTATGAATTAACACGGCGTATGCATGCAGCGTTCTCGCTCAGCAACCCCTTAAACACTGGCAACAAAGTAATATTTGCCTGTGGGATGGGGGGTGATGAGCTCGGGGACCTCATCCAGAACGCGAGGGGAGAGCCCATCGAGAGTGACATGAAGAACAATGATGCTACCCAACCCGCATCATGGCGCAAGTATGAAGCCATGATGTATAGTAAATTGGGTGCCCCGGATTGGTTTGTTCGGGAATTTGTGAGGAACACTTCTGTGCGGGTGTGGACACGCTACGGCGTGGAAGCAACCGTACGGGGACAGAGGTGGTCGGGCGAGAGCACGACCACTACTGGGAACTCATACGTTTCCATGTGCCAGGTGCTGCGTGCGCTATCTAGCGCAAGCATCAAAGAGAGCACGAACATCCATGGGGGGGACGACTACCTAGGGATCGTTGTGGATCCACTGGGTGTGGCAC